GAACAATATTTAGTTGATGCGGACAGCGTTGCTGAAGTTGAAGAAATACTTAATGACAGGTTTCAAGATTCTATCTCAGAATCAGCAGTATCTAGTGTAAATGAGTCAAAAATCCTAGGCTTAGTAACTAGAAAATAATGAAACACATGGCAACAAAGACCTCTGAAAAGGTCTATGACGTCTTGGTTAGGTTTGCAGAAGCTGCCTCAAATTACTACCAAAAGGAGAGCTTTGTCTATCATTTTGGAGTGGTTCATGGAACTGCTAATAAATATAAACTTACTTGTATGGATGGTGGAATTCGCCACTTTATCTGCAATAACGACGGAGACTTTTGGGTTGACGGTACAAAAACAAGTAAGGTAAATGCTATTCTACGTAAGATAGCAGAAGAAGCGGGTCAAGATGCAGTTTGAGATACCTATCGATAAAGATTCAAAGTTCGCAATGGACTTCTTTAGTCTCATCGATCAACATGTCTCGGAACTTGCAACCGACTACCAAAAACTACCGTCTCAGATAGTATTTTCTGGAGGGTTAGGAAAAGAACTTCACTCATTTATCAAGGATAAAGGGTGGAGTTTTTCTGGTTTTGAACTAGTTGAGACCTCTGGTCCAAATCAACTTATATTTAAGTATAATAAAGAAATAGACCAAGTTGAAATGACTGGTGGAATTCCTTTGGGCGATTCTAGTTTTGATGGAAAGATGATTGAAGGTGTGCTTGGACAAAGCACAGTAAATAAGATAATGTCAGGTTACGCGAACAGCGGATTTAAAATAGAGAGAAAAGTTCGTCCAGAAAAAATAATAAGCTTGACTAGAAAAAATAAAACTAGCTAATATGAAACGTGAAGTATTTGTACATGTCCTTGATAAGATTAGGAGTAAATCTAAAAAAATCGATGAACTATACGATTTAGGTATAGACCTTATTAATTTTTCAGATGACTCTACTGATGTAATAAACACTTTATTAAATGTTTATTATGGTGAAGAAGGCTCAGACTGGATTGATTGGTATCTATGGGAAAGAGATCCTGATGGAGCGCTTGATCAGGCTACTACTAGTGACGGGAAACCTATCTGTTATGATGATACTTCCCTATGGGAAGAAGTAGAGAAGTGTAGGTTAGAAAACAAAGAAGAGTATGAGCTACCTGTCAGACTAACAGATGAGGAAAAATTAGAAATATTAAACATGATAAAAAATGGAAAAGGATTCATATCTTAGCTATTAACAACTATTTGTCCCAAATTTAGCTAATATATGGGACAAAGTAAAACTTATAAAAATGAGACAGATAGTATATAACTCAGTAAAATGCCTTGAATGTAACAAAGTATTAGTAAGTAGAACAGTACATGACTATGTAACTTGTGGTTGCCCAAATGATGCTATGGTAGATGGTGGTAATGATTATGGTAGATATGGTGCAATGGATATGGATAAGATTGAAACTCATTATGTTTATGCAGACGATGACTTTGAGGTTGTCAGAAAATATGCAGTAAGGGGTAGCAGAGGTAAGGATGGTAAAGACCCACTAACTTGGGTAGCTATAGCTGACATGGACGATGACTACCTAAAAGCAGTACTTGACTATGGTGGTAATGATTGGCACTTAGAATTAATGAATAAAGAAATAGAATATAGAAAAAATGGGAAAAATAATACTGGAGTTTGACTCTGTAGAAGAACAAAGTGATGTTAGAACAGCATTAGATGGATATAAATGGAAAAATGCTATGTGGGAATTAGACCAATTACTTAGGAGCACAACAAAGTATGCTGTTTTTGAAAAAAGAGAAGCTACAGAAGTTGAAAGAGATATGGCTGATAAGATAAGAGAAGCCATAAGAGATATATTAAATGAACATAATTTAAACTTAGAAGACTAAATGGAAAAAACAGCAACAAATGATATTGTATTTACTAAGAAATTTAAAAAGTTTTTACATAGTATTATAGAAGAGCATTATAATATGACTTCACAAAATAATGACACTACAGGTTCTAATCAATCATTAAATTATTTATGGTACATGTATCATAAAGGTGCAAATTCTGGAGTATATAGACCATTTATATTTATGGCAGAAATGCATTTACTTAAAGAAATGGGTTATATGGAAAATGATGATATTAAAAATCTTAATGAAATGATTAAGTCAGAAGATAAAGATAACTTTTATCTTGGATATTTATCTTTAGAATCTTTAAGAAGCAAAAGAATTAAAGAACATGGAGCATTTAGTCAAGGAAGTAAAGTTTATATGGATCTTGTTCCAGATTATGCTTCTAAAATATTAAATACAACATTGTTTCAAAATGCTCTTAAATCATAGTTATGTCTAAAATATTAAAAAAGTATATATTAGATAAAATAAATATAAATAACATAGTTGATATTACAGAACAAGAGGTTGAAAAACATATTATGACTGTATACAAATGCTCAAAGCACTTAGCAAAACAAATTACTAAAGAACTAGAAAATGAAAGAAAAACCTTGTTATAATTGTCACATCATTAAGAATATTAGTGACATGAAGGAAATTGGAGTATGGGTATGTAATGCATGTTTAGATAAGTATGATAAACCAGTTAAAGTAAAGTCTAAAAAATTAAATAGTAAATAACATGACAGAAAATGACTTAAAAGAATTAAACTTTAATAAAATAGTAGTTACTACTAAAGAAAGTGATAATGAAAAAGAATACTATTATTATGAATTATTAATAATGCCTGGATTACATTTAGTTTCCACAGACAGTGATGAAACTAAAAATAATAACTGGAAAGTTAAAAATTGGGATTGGCCAGCAGCCTTGTTTCCAACAAAAGAAAGTATTATTGAGTTAAAGAGGATTTCTCAATATCATCATCAATAATATTAGGTTCCTCATTTGCAGAGAGAACTCTTGTTTTTTCTGCAATGATGTTAAATATGATCATTGCAGAAGCTGATTTCCAACACTCATCAATTTCTTGTTGTAATATATCCATAGGAACCATAGTAGATAATACTTCTCCGGTTCTTAAATATATTTTAGTTCCCGCATCTGGGTTCATAACATTAATAAATGCAGTTCTAGTTATGTGAGTCACATTTAAGTGCTCAATATAAGAACCTTCTTTATCTTTGAGAGTTATTGGTAGAAACATTAAATTAGTGTATTACCTTCTATTTTATAATTAGATACTGATACTTTGTCTTTAATCTTACTCATTATACAGAAACCATGATTCCATTCATTAATTTCCATATATTCCGGAGCTAAGTCACACATACAACCTAAACTATAGGCTCTAATGTTTGTAGGTTCTCCTACACCATATATTCTTTGTGAACTCTCACTAGATTTATGGAAGTGATTTACTATAGAATTAGACTTAAGTCTCATTAAAAGTGTTCTAGCAGGTACTACACCACCAGCACCTGGTATTTTATCACCGTGCTCAATAGTATAGTCACCAAATACTACTTTACTTCTAAATGGTAAATATTCTATTCTATATTCTGCAACATGTAGTATTACATCTAATCTACATTCATCTATGTCTAATAGTTCAGATGCTTTTATTCTTAAGTATCTTTCAAATCTATTTTCATGGTTACCTGTAATGTAGTAAATAGGAATATCCGGGAATCTATTTCTGATATATGCAAGAAATTCTTTTCCTGCTTCTATCTCACCCTTAAAATGAACTTCTCTTGGATCTTTTTCATGAAAAGACAGTTGGTAAAAGTCTAATAAGTCTCCATTAATAAATATTGAGTCTACTTTTTCTTCTTCAAACTTTTTAAACATTACTTCTAAAGCAGTGTTATCATGATATGGAATATGAACATCTCCAAATACTCCTAGTTTTTTACATCCTGTAGGAAATGTAAATGAGTTTCTTACTTTTGTATGAGATTCTGGTAATTGTAATTTATTTGGCATAAATGTAAATTTTAATTCTTGTATATATTTAGAACTTTTGTTACTTATTTTTTTTCTTAAACCTGAACCTTTTTGTCCACGATAATATCTTATTCTAGCATAAACATGCTCAAATGTATCAAAAAAAGCAGATTGTTCAGAATATATTTTTCTAGCTAAAGTTTTAGAAGGTGCATTAGGAAACTTTTCAAGATACTCAAAAATAATATTAGTATTACTTTTTTTAGCACTTGGCTGCTTTACAATTGACATATAATTACTATATTTAATAAAAAAAACAACTATGTTTACATCAAAATTAATAAAAGAAAGTGGAAAGTTAGTTTATCTAGATGATAAATCAAAATTAAATTATAAATTATTTTTAGATAAACTTCCTGAAGGCCAGGAAATAGAAATATTTATAGGTTTAGCAACAAGTAATAAAAGTGTTGCACAACTTGCAAAAGTATATGCATGTATAAGAGAATTAGCTAAAGAATCTGGTTATACATTTGAAGAAATGAAAACTTTAGTAAAAGAACAATCAGGACTATGTTATAGTACTGGTAAAGAAACAGTATGTAAATCTTTTGCAGATTGTTCTAAAGATGAGATAATGTTAACTATACAAGCTTGTATAGAAATTGGAAGAATATATAATATTAATCTTGAGTAGTTGAACTTGGTTTATCTAAATCTTTTTGAATATTTTCAACTTTAAATCCTTCATCATCAGGCATTAATATTTCTTTAGATTGAGTTAAATTATTTTTAATGGCTTCTTTTTCAATTTCTGCTAATAATAACATTACTGTATAAAAATTTTGTTGTGCTTCAGATAATGTATTATAATCAGGAAGTAAATTATTATCTTTTTTATTAATTAGTTCATTAAAAATTTCTGATTCTTCTTTATTTAATAAATTAAATAAAGTAAATCCTAAATTTTTTACCATAAAATAAAAACTTTTATTTACTTTAATTTCTATAATAGCATCATCAGCTATTTCTGTAAGTTTATGTGGCATAATATAATTTTTTAACAAATATAATAAAAAAATACATTTACAAAAAATAAACATTAAAATATAATTTAAAAATGACAGAAATATTTATTAAACTAGCAGAAAATAAAATAACACCAAATTCTTTTTATGTTTTAAATTGTATAAAAGAAAATATTATACCAAATTCTTATGTTAATGCAGAATTAGAAACAAAAAAATTAATTAGTGAAAATTGGTTAAATAAAGATTTGACTTTAACAGATAAAAGTATTATATTTGTTACAGGAATAAATAGTTACTTTAAAAGTAGCAAAAAGAAAACCTCACAAAACTTATTGGGAGTAGATTTTATAAGTAAAATACAGGAATATGTTGAAACATTTCCTAATAAAAAACTGTCTTCAGGCAAATATGCAAGAGTTAACCCAAAAAACCTTGAAGTTGCTTTTAGATGGTTCTTTGAAAATTACAATTATGATTGGAATATTGTTATTGCAGCTACAGAAAAGTATGTTGATGAATTCAGCATAAGAAATTATGAATTTATGAGAACTGCACAATATTTTATAAGAAAACAAGGAATTGATAAAACATATGAGTCTGATTTAGCAAATTATTGTGATATAATAATAAACGGTTCTGATGAAGAACAAGTATATTTTAAAGAAAGAATAGTATGAGTAAAAGAACAAAGTTATTTATGATTGCTATAATGGGGAGTGTGATTGCTTTTATGTTGATTGATTTATTAGTTATTAATATAAGTGTATTTAACTATATTTTAATAGAGTTAATTATTACAGTTATGCATTCGCTATATAATATAGCAAAGATTCAAATTAAACCTAATCTAGATTAAAATGGCAGAATTATTTAATGGTGCAAGGCCTTTAGTGCCTGTAAGTGAAAGAGACTCTTTAAAAAAAGCTATTCTTAAAATGAAAGCTAGAAGAAATGGTGATATTAAATCACTTAAGAGTGCATGGCCAAAATTTAATGATGCTTTTTGTGATGGATTAGAATGGAGAACTATCACCGTAGTTGGTGCTAGACCTGGAACAGGTAAAACTTTATTTATGGAACAGTTAATTAGTGATGTTATAGATAACAATGCTGACCAAGAATTTAGAGTTTTAAAGTTTCAGTTTGAAATGTTGGATGAAACCAACGGTATAAGAAAATTGAGTCTGAATACAGGGTATGATTATAACACATTAATGAGTAAAGGAACACCAGTAGACAAAGCAATTTATCAAAAATGTATTAATTATTATGATAAATATGAAGATAAAGATTTTATAAATGTAGTTTATGATGCTTGTACAGTTGATGAAATGTGTTCTACTATTCATTATGAAATGGAAAAATACAAAGCAGAAGATGGTACATATCCTAATATGCTTGTGTCTATAGATCACTCAGCTTTATTTAGAGTTGGCAAAGGTCAAAAAGATAAATTTGAAATGTTATATGCATTAGGTGAAGGCCTAACTATGATGAAGAAAAAATATCCAATTGCTTTTGTTGTTCTTAGTCAGTTAAATAGAAATATTGATAATGCTGATAGAGCCCGTGATGGTGAATATGGAAATTATGTGTTAGATTCTGATTTGTTTGGTGCAGATGCATTGTTGCAACATGCTGATGTAGTTTTAGGTATAAATAAACCGTCTATAAGAAAAATAAGACAATATGGTCCCGAGAGGTTTATTATAGCTGATGAAGATACATTAGTATTTCACTTTCTTAAGTCTAGAAATGGTACTACAAGATTAAGTTTTTTTAAACTTGATAGAACTACTATGAGAATTGTTGAAATAGCAACTCCTGCTCAAGCTACAAAAAAAGTAATAATTTAAAAATTAATTTATGTATAACAGAAAAGAAAAAGAAAGAGAGTTTTTTACTTATCATCTTGATAAGTTTAATAAACTCAAAATAAATGATCCTTTTTTTGTTGTAAAAACTGCATTTTTCCAAAAAGGAAAGTATGGTAAACAATTACAACTATTTGAAAGTGAATTGAAAAGAGGAGAAGATATTTTTATTGAATTTATTGAAATTGATAGAGATGAAAACAATAGAGAAATTAATATTGTTCCAAATAATTCTAACAGAGATTTATTTAAATTTAAATATAATCCTTATTTTTTAGAAGAGTATGAAATAAAAGAAGGTAATAACTCTAAAGGAGAACCTTATCAAGCTTTTATAATTCCTTTATCTGAATTAACTGTGATATTATCTGACGGTAATGAAATTACTTATGGTTTGTTTGAAAAAAGAAAAGAACAAGAAATTCAAAAAGAAGAATCTTTACCAAAATTACAAACAACATTAAGTATATTTCCAGATTTTGAAGAAAAGTATGCTCTTAAAAATGATAAAGAAGTATTTCATTCTAATGAAGAATCTACTTCTGATATTTTATTAAGAATTGCAACAGATTTTGAAAAATTAGCACAAAAACTAAAGTAAAATGAGTATAGTACTTCCAACAAAAAAAGAAAAACCAACAAGATTAAATCCTAAAAGATTAATTATTTATTCTAAGCCTAAAACAGGAAAAACAACTGCTTTTTCTGGTCTAGAAGATAATTTATTAATGGATTTAGAAAATGGTTCTGATTATGTAGAGGCTATGAAAATTAAAATTTCAAGTCTTAAGGAACTTCTAGATGCTGGTAAAGCAATTAAAGAAGCAAATAGTCCATATAAATATCTTACTATAGATACAGTAACTGCATTAGAAGATATGGTAATGCCTTTGGCAATAAAATTATACAAAGAAACATCTATGGGTAAAAACTA